TAAAGTCAGAGCACAAGAGCCTCAACGATGAGTGTGATAAAGAAGGTGCACCAATCGGTGAAGTCTCGCACTACTGGTTGAAGACCGACAAACAGTCTATTTTTGTCAAGGTTGACAAGAGAGACCCAGTGCAGACATATCATGACATGCGAGCCGACATCGTGGCTGAGATGCAAAAGCATGCACCCGTATACCCTAAGTTAGATCGCAGCAATATTGTGGATGGCCACCTTCTTGTGATTGACCCGGCTGATATTCACATTGGTAAGTTAGCCTCCGCTTTTGAGACAGGAGATGACTACAATAATCAGATTGCTGTTCAGCGTGTACTTGATGGAGTACGTGGTATTGTTCAGAAAGCGTCTGGGTTTAATATCGACCAGATACTTTTTGTTGGAGGTAATGACATCCTTCACATAGACACCCCAAAACGGACCACCACGGGCGGAACTCCACAGGATACAGATGGAATGTGGTACGACAACTTTAGAGTCGCTAAGAAGCTATATATCGAGGTCATCGAAATGTTAATTAGTATAGCTGATGTTCACTTTGTGTTCAATCCATCTAACCATGACTATACCAATGGCTTCTTTTTAGCTGATGCTATTCAGTCTTGGTTCCACAACAACTCTAATATTACATTTGACTGTTCTATCGCACACAGAAAGTATACAAAATATGGAAACAATTTAATTGGAACTACACATGGCGATGGTGCTAAGTCCCAAGACTTACCTTTATTAATGGCTCATGAAGCAAGCAAGGAGTGGGCAGACTCCAAACACCGTTACGTATATACTCACCACGTTCATCACAAGTCTTCTAAGGATTACATGGGCGTTTGCGTCGAGTCTCTCCGATCTCCCAGTGGTACCGATTCATGGCACCATAGAAATGGCTATCAACACGCACCTAAAGCGGTTGAGGGGTTCATCCACCACAAAGAAAATGGGCAGGTTGCTAGACTAGTCAATATCTTTTAGTATTTTTGTAAAAATATAAGATTATGACAGCATTTGATGCGTATCGTAATACATTGACCGAAGGGTACCTGCAACAAATGGTTGACAACACACAAGAGTTGTTAAGTTCAACTCTATATAAATTAAGATTTTTAAGTTAGAATTGCGTATAAGGTGATTAGTTAAAAAGGGGACTCATGGTCCCCATTTTTATTATTTAGCTTCTTTTTCTATTTTATCTTTTACTTTTTCGTTTAATCTTATAGCCTCAGTTGGCAATATATTAGTAGCCGAAAGTAATTCGACAGCTAGAACATAAACTAACTTTGATTTGTCTTCATAAGAGAATTCTATCTCATTGCCAAATCTATCAGTATACGTATCGCTAGTAATCATATTGATAGTATCAGACATATCAATAAAAGGTCTAGCCGCAATTTCAGGAACACCTCCTATAAAACTAAGCAGCGCATCCCAACTACTCTGTGGTTTATATTCAAATAATTTAAACTTCTCTTCTTCATCTAATTCAGATTGAGCTAAGTCAGCTAAACTGTTTATAAGTGCTAAAATAGCTGTATCACCTATATTTGGTATAGGAGATAATACATCAGTAGCAAACTTAGTTGTAGCTGTATTAACATATTTGCTAATACGCTTATCTTTCTCTTCTTCACTTTCTTCGTAACCCAGTATTGAGTTTGCAGCGATTACAATTCCTGAGTTTATTGTTGCGGCAAATGCTTCAAACAAAACCATTTCAAAGCTAGTAGCAGCAAGAGATTTCATTGCATCAACCTTGTCTTGCTTATTCGAAGCCTTAGATGTAAGAATAGTTACATCCGTAGTAATCTTATCTTTAGCGTTAAAAATAAAACTACTAAAAGGCAATATCATTGACCTAGCTATTGTGGTCCATGGGTTTTTAGTTATCAAGAACTTACCCATCATTTCTGATTCAGAAACATTTTGCTGAAGATTTACTTGGTCTTCTGCATAATCTGCCGCTTTCTTATTTAACTCATGATTCTTCCAATCAATATTTTGGGTATTGATTCCTTGTTTCTTTAAGTCATGTAAATAATAAGCAAACCAAGAGGCTCTTGCTGCTACTATATCACCCTTCTTTAAAAAATTGTCTAGATATATTTTACCAGCTTTACCGATAAGTTCCGAAGATTTATTTAATACCTCTTTAGCTTTATTTGAAGAGCCTAAATCAACTTGCTCTATTATTTTATTTGCCGATTCTATAGCTGTTTGAGCTTCTAAACCACGACTAGCTATTCCATATCCAGATTCTTCTAATAGCTTAGTAGCATCTTTATTGTACAACAACATAAATCCATCTCTCATCGATGTTGGATCATTAACTAAGTTTATAGCTGTATTTGCAAGTGCAGTTCCACCTTGTTTAAAGAATGATGTAAGAGATCCCAATGCACGTGACGTTCCGTATCTACTAATAGATTGTATTACTTTAGCCGCAGCTTTTTCATCTACAGAACCAGTACCTACATTTTTTGAACGAACTTCATTTACATAATAGTTTAATCTATCTTTAATTACAGCCCTATCTTTTGGGTCAGGGTATATCTTTTCAAATGATGGAGATTGAGTAAAGCCTCTGTATTGTTGTACATATGGAGCTGTTTTGATATCTACCAACATTTTACGCAATGCAACAGAATTATTATAATCAAAATCAAAACTTAAAACCCTACCCTTGGGTAAAGATTTAATTCGATTATTCTTCATTAAAGTACCAGATGGTTTTTGATTTAAGAAATCAAATGCCATTTTATATACCGATGATTCACCTACATCGCCTACTTCTTTTTCAATTATTTGTTCAAATATATCTGGAGTATAGTCAACGTCATCTTCTAAAACTGTATTGTACACAGAAGAAGCAATTTGTTTAACTTCTGGGTAAATATCTCTATATACATTTACCCAGAAATCAGCAGCCTCTTTATTAATAGGATCAACTAACTCTCCTATTTGTTCAGGATTTGAAGACAATCTCATTTTATCATATATAGCATCTTCAATTTTACCTTTTTTAACTAATTTAGAATCACCTGAATTTAGCAACTCTTGTATAGATTCATCAATAATATTCTTTCTTCTTTCAAATTCAGCCTGTTTTTCTTCTATTGTTCCATTTACGGATCTTTTTAAATATGCATAAGTTTCTCTCTCAAAAACATTTTCTATATCATTGAAAGACTTTCCGTTCGGTTTTGAATTTTTAAACTTATTATAATAACTTTCTTCAATCCTATTAGCAATTGCATTAGCCTGACTATTTGCATTCGATATACCTCTAAGACCCATTGCGTCAAATACTTCTGACCCAACTTTTCTACTTCTATGAACTAAATCTAATATAGATTTAACTGGAGAAAAAGCAGATGTCCACATTCTAGATAGATAATTAACAGGCTTACTTCCAAATACACGCCTAAAACTATTAGCAACGATACCTTTATTTTCAATAACTTTAGCTTTCTCAGCACCTATGTAGTTTTTATACATAGTTTCCATGTTATCAATAATATCATTAACAATATAGTTATCTAAAGCCTCTGTAGCCCGATATGCATCTCTAATAGACATCAAGTCTAAATCCATACTAGTAAAGTCTTTAAGTAACTTTTTAGTATATGCATCAAGCTCTACATCTTCATTAGTTAATGGGTTGTAACCATCTTTTAAAATAGAATCAGTGATATCTAACATTGAGTTAAACAACTCATTTATGTTGCCCCTAATTTCAGCTTCATTATCAATAGAATCTGATGCTATACCAGCTTCCACATCCATTATGTATTTCTGGATTTCAGCAAGGCTCATAGACTCATTAATCTTACCTTCGTCAACCAAAGAACTATATTGGTCAAGTAAAGTATTCTTTAATCTTTCCTCTTGTTTAGCTAATTCTTTTTTAGAAAAATCAGCAATGTTTTCAATTACAGCGGCCTTTCTAATTGGAGATTTAATTGCACCGTATACTTCTCTAGCATTTTCTAAATATGTATCAATGTCAGTAAACTCTGGAATAACTTTAGAGAAATCTTTTGCCATCTTAGCAACAGAACCCTGAAGTGTTTCAGACTTAGCTAACTTCTTGATTCTATTTCTAAATGTAGTAGCCTCCTTGATTCTGTCTTGATAGTCAGCACGTTTAAACATCTTCTGCATACGTTCGAACAAGCGATCACGCATACCAGGATTTAGTATGTTAGTTTTAGCCAAAGAGTTAAGCAATGACTTTTGTTGTGCTTTGCTTAATGCACCACGAGTAACAAAAGATTTAATTTTATCTACTACTTCTTTTCTTATTTTATTTGCATTAGCAGAAGCTTTATTTTCTATTTTAATTTGGTCGTTGTACAACTTAAGTTCATCAATAGCTATTTTACCTGCAGACTTCTTAAATATTGCAATCACCTTGCTAATAATATCACGTCTTTGTGTTGGTGTCTCAGCCTTAGCATTAAGCGCTGTTAACAAAGAGTTAGTAGCCTTAGAGTCTAAAGCTCCCTTCTCCATACCTTTGATGGTTTCATTAACTATTTTCTTAGCCTTATTAGCAAAATCAACACCTCCTTGAGCAGCCTTTTCTTGCATCATCAACTGGTCCTCCAATGAAGCCATTTGATCCACAGTAACCATTGTTGGTTTAATACCAAGGATACTCTTAGTAGATTGTGCAGATTTCTTAGCAGCCAAACCTAAAGCAAAATTAATCTGTCTAGTCATCTCATCTTTCTGAGACTGGTCAGCATCAATATACTCTTGGTTCTTCTTTTGAAATTGTTGTAAAGCTTTATACTTTAGAATTAAATCATCCTGCTTAGGATATCTTTTAACCATATCTTCTCCTCTCTTTACAGCTTCTTGTATTGCTGTTTTTTGAGTATCAGATAGTTTTGTTTTCTCTTCTGGTTTGAATTCTTCTTTTGGTGCAGCCTCCTCTTTTTTTGCAATTAATTTTTCAACTGTTTGAGGATAACTCTCTTGAAGTTTTAAATCTTCTTGTGAAGTAATTTCTTCACCATTAGATATTCTGTCTGCTAAATCTTGAACTTTTGTCCACTCTTCTTTAGACATTTCTGCAGGTGCAGTTACTTCTTCAGTAGCAACTACTTCTCCTTGCGGGGTTGTTACTTCTTCGACTTTAACTTCTTCGGCAGGGACTTGAGGTTCTGCTTGGGGTTCTCCTTGCGCCATTTCTCCGCTAACTCCGGCTTCTGGCTGTACAGGTATTTGACTTGTTGCTTGCTCTTGAATGGCATCTTTTTGTTTGTTAAGGTTAATGTATTTATCAGCTAAATCTTTTCTTAATAATTCTTTAGTAGCATCATCTAGTGTAGGATTATCTTCAATAGCTTTTGCTTTTAATCTTGTGTCTTCTAAATCACGATCAATCAGAATGGCTTTCTTTATTTCTTCATCAGACATATTATCAATCATGTCTTCAGCCACCTGAATCTTACCAGCAATTTTGGTTTTTATCTCATTGATTTTATTGTCAATTGCTTCATTAACAATAGGATCTTGGTCATCTGCTTTCTGCGTATTTAATTCTTGGATAGCATCTATTCCTTTATTTATGTAAGATGCATCTTTTTTATTGATTATTTTACTAGCTAAATACTTCCTAAGAGGCTCTGCTACTTTACCAGTTAATTGAACTCCTTTACCTCCTGCAGCAAATGTTCCAACTGAAGCCGCTCCTAATAAGCCATCATCCAATGCTTTCTTTAATGTAGGTATCCATTGAACTTCTTGGCCTTTAGTCCATTTATCAGACACTTCTTGTGTAAAAGACTGTAAAGCTTCAGTACTAAATTCAATTCCTAAATCCTTACCTAATTCCACAAGAGGAGCTTGAGTAACTTTTTTAAGTAACTCAGGATTGCCTAATGATTTAGCACCTATCTTATTTAGAATACGTCCAGTATATTTTTCTCCTAAGTAATTAGAACCTCCTGTAACAGCAGAGTTTATTAGGAATCCCATTCCATAATCACCAGTTTCTTCTAGCTCTTGCTCTCTTTTTTCTGCAGCAGTAGACACTCCGATAGCAGCAGCACCGCCAGGAACCATAGATGTAAGCATATACGGCAAAGATTCAGCCGTAGAGCGAATTGATTTGTTAACTATTTTAAGAACTCCTTCAGAGGTTGGATTAGTAGCTAATTTGCTTATCTCGTCTGAAAGTGATGTTTCATCATTAATTGTTTTTTGATAAATACTTTCTGCTTTTTTATTTAAGTAATTAGCAGCTTCTTTTGTTTGGTATGTAAGCTCACCATTAGGAAGGCCCCTGCTTACCGAACGAACTGCATCCTTAACTTCTTTCTTAGCAGCAGCTGGAAGACGATTAAACTCTTCATCTTTCCCTGTAGCAGCAAGAGCTACATCATAAATATATGATTGTGCTGCAGAAGGAATTTGCAAGAATGCGCTTAATACTTTGGTTCCGGATCCCTTAAATCTATTCCAGATATCCTCAACATATCCTACCTCTTCAGGTTTCTCAGGACTTTTGGAAGGTACAACCAAAGAAGATTTCGTAGGTGCCGATACAGATTTTGAAACCGAAGGAGCGGCGACTGCTGCTTGTGCTTGGTCTTTTTTTTTTACAGGTGCCCAATATTGATTAACAAATTCTTGTTCAGATTTGCTATATAAATTGTCTGCACTTAACTTATTAAATAGTTCTTTTTGCCCTTCAGGATTACCATATTGCTTAACAAATTCGTCATACGATTTTGTGTACAATTTATCAGAACTCAATTGTTTATATAAACTTTTTCCGTTATCCATGAATGTTAATTATAACTAATCGTATTTACCCTTTACTATTTTTTTACCTGTACTTTTTGCTGCTCTATTCAACATTTGGCCTTTTCCTGCATTAACTATTTCTTTGTATTCATTTATATCTTCATCAACTAATTGATTAAATTCATTAGCACCTGCAGCAATATTTAATCCTTTCATATAAGCGTATACGTCAGCAGCACTTGTCAATTCTTCCAATACCCTTGTTTTTGATTTTGTTTCCCCAGTTCTAAAACCACGAATACCTAACCCACCTCCAGGCAAATAAACTATCTGCATATTTTTTATTCGAGGATCAACCATGGATTTCAATGATTTTAAGTAGCCTGCCTCCCTTCTAAATATACTTTCTGCTTTTTGTTTGTCTGCAAGTTTTGCTACCATTTTTTTAGCTTCAGCTACATCACCCCTTGGTATATCTCTAGCACCACTACCTCCACCTGTGTTAGCAATAACATCAGGATTTCTAGTCTTACTAACATCAACACCAATAGAAGCTTCAACCTTCTGCTTCATTATAGCCTCAGCTTCCTTACGCATACCTTCTGTTACAATTGGATAGTATCCACCATTATCTGTTAATTCAAACTTGATAACTGGCTTAACAAATTCATTTCCAGTTGCTGGGTCAATTTGACCCTTAGGGGGGATATTGCTTTGCCCATCGACATAAGCTCCATACCCGCCAAATTGAACTAATATCCTAGCAATATCTGGAGGAGTAGTAGTTTCTTTAGTAACAAATGAATTAACAACTGGTTCATAGTTTGGGTTAAGTTTAGCTGATTTTGTTTCTATTTGACCTCTTCCACCAGAACTAGTTATTTGACTATATTCTGCTAATTGCAAATCAGCTATCTTTTTATCATAATCTACGGAATTATCTTGATAAGCACCATAGTTTGCAATAGCACTAACTGGAATACCACTATCCGGTATTTCATTTCCTTCTTGATCTCTATCAAAGAAAATAAGTCTTCCGTCCTCATTATCAGTAACATTTTTTGTTCCAACATCAAGCATGCTATTCCACTTTGAGCCTAACATAATTCCAATCGGTGATTGATCTTTAGCTACTTTAGTTAGATACTCCTTACCCTTAATCGCTACTCCTGGGATGTTTACATAACTTTGATAATCCCTAGTCATATTGGATTTTTTTGCACTTAATTCAGCAGACTTAGATGGGTCTTGTTTCATTAGTTTAGTGTATAAAGCCACTTTATCTGCAACTAAAGGAACAACTTTAGCTGACAAGTCATCCATTGTTTTAGAACCAGTAAATGGGATAGGCTTGCTGATGATTTTATTGTCATCTATAGCTTGTTTTTCTATATCCTTTAAAGCATCTTGTTGCTCTTTATACGTACGTTCTTCAGTCTTAGCCGCAATCTTCTCGGCTTTCTGTTGGTTAAGCAATGACTGCTTCTCTTCTTTAGCTTTTTGTGCTTTTTGTATAGCAATAGCCTTTCCAGTGAAATCAGATGCCATTGCTCCAAAATCAACAGGTTGTGTTGCTACATATCCTCCGTATGCTGCCATTATCAAATTATCGGTTTAGGTGCAGAAATATTATACTCTAACATTTTGTCTGCTGCGTTTTTGTATCCAGTTACATTTTGAGCCTTTAAGCTTTTAGCAGCAGCTGCATCTGCAGAACTAAGTCCGGATGCCCCAGAACCACTCATTCCAGCAAGCCCAGCATTTAATCCTGCACTAGCAAGTCCTGATATACCAGCGTTCATAAGATTCTGCCCCTCAGCTCTAGCTACTTGAGCACCAGCTAATTGAGATCCAAGTAATCCTGATTCACGTTGAACCCTGTTAGACTCAAGTTGTTGAGCATTTTGCCTAACCATTAAATCTCTTTGGTATTGAGCCTTTTGGGCCTCCGCAGCTAACTCTAAGTCTGCCCTACGAGCGTTCTCTGAAGATGCAGTCAAACCACCAAGTAGGGTATTTGCACCACCTTCTCTTAATGCTTGAATCTCACCTGCTTGTCTTGCTTGAATATTCTCTTGAGCCATGTCTAGGCCAAGGGTCGGTATTTGTAAATCTTGGAATTGATTAGCCTCTGTTACTTTTGCTAACTGGTCTTGAGCAGTTTGAGCTGCTTGTGCTGCCTCATTTTTTGCTTGTTCTCCTTGGTATATCTGATACGCTGAACCTGCAGCCGCTACACCTAATCCAATTGCTGTTGATGTTGCTATTGCCATCTTATAATAATTTTATCATTTCTGTACAATTCTCTTGCGTTCTTTTGTATCCGCAATTTTCGTATTTCTCTATTAAGCCTTTGTTTCTTAAAACAGTCCAAACGGCCTTGTGACCTGCATTCTTGCAGGCTACTGAAATGGATTCTATCAAGAACTCAATAGCTTCTTTGCGATCATCTTCTTTGTATTCAAAGTTAGATACAATAAACTCGCAGAATGCTATCCCAGAGTTAGTAAAGTACGCAAAGCCAGCACAGATATCCACATCTCCCTTAGAAACCATAAATCCACCTAAGCCATTGTTAGGTAACATTTCTTTTGGAGGTGCTGACCATCGCCAGTCTTTCCACCATTTCACCAATGTATTATCGTAGTCGCTTTCGTTTAGCAACCTAATAGTAAATACCATTCTACAAATATAATTAAATTATGGGTAGGATTTAAATATGCTCGAAGTTACAGAGAATAATTCAGTATACGAAGTATCCGCATTAATAAATTCGACGTTTAAATACGTACCTAATGTAGGGTATGATTCAGCTGTTGCGTTCTTTTGGAATACCAAGAATGTACCAATAGCAGGAGATAGTCCCGACCCATCGGTTGTTATAGATATATCTGTATGTGCTGTGATGTTACCCACAAAAGTCAAGCCTCCATTAATAACAGAATATAACTTATCACCAGTACTAACAATGTCATCCATCGGGAAGCTAAACGACAATACGTTAGATGACTTAGACGATACATTCCCAATACCCTGAGTTGATATCATGGACAAATTATTGTCATCTACATTCCTACGAATGTAAGCATACCATGTACCCTCCTTTAGATCGTACCATGAGGAATTGATAACGCCCTCTCCTTGGTCAGATGTAATGATTGACTGCCATGGACTAGTAGCATTAAGAGCTAGTGTCTTAAATGCCTTTGTTTGCGTTGGCTCCTGATTGAAGATAGTTGTTAACCTAGAAGGAGATACCACACCATAATAAGAGTTTCTTGTCTGATTGGTATTGTGCTTATATAGGTTACCGTTCTTAAATGTATACAAGAAGTTATTCATCGATACCATCCACTCTGGATAGAATGAATGATAGGATGTCCATCCTGATAACTTAGGAGAATATGAAATAGTATAGTCAGCCATATGCTTACAAATTTACATATTAATTAATTAAGAATAGATAGCTTGTTCTCGAATATTAACTTGCCTATTAATACCATTTCTTTTTCTGGCTTATGCAATGTACCTCTTCTTGCATTGTCGTTATAGTGATGCTTATCTAATGACTCCCACCAATCAAAACCAGTAATAGTGACATGACCAAACTCTTTAACAAGCATCCATATAGCAATCGCTCCTGTTGAATAATTAACGTACGTCATATCATCCACATACTCACACATCTCAGTGGTTGTTTCCTTTACTGTCTTAGAAAGATTCACATCTTTGTCTGAAAAGAATTCAACAAATTCTTGATAGGCTTCATCCATCTGCTCATCCCATTGCCATGAATGCCAAACAATACGCTTGTAGTGTTTATTAAGCCTAGACTCTTTCTGCTTATTTTGGAAGTTTACTGTGTTGAACCAAAAGTCAGTCTTAGTTCCAACCTGCATTTCAAACCCCTCAATAGAGTATGCATTAAATCTAACAACTATATCGAAGTTGTCAATCTTGCGACCATTGTCCTTATCAAGTAACGTGGGTCCATTTCCTACAATAATTATACTCATTACAATTGCTTTACTAGTTGATAATACATATAACTACATGTATCTTTATTTATGTCTAAATCTTTTGGTGGATACTGATTTGTATAAGCACTTTTATAAAAGTATCCCGTACTAGATGATGTAACACCTGCGTTATGCATGATATTATAATCATCCCATTGAGATATATTACTTGTTCCCCATGCAAATGTTAGGTTAGGGTGTATTATGGTTGTATTACCTGCCTTCCAAGCAGTCCATAATAAAGCCCACATATCTGCACACCATATTTGTAGTTCATGGTATGTAGGGTCAAACATCTTCTTAGTGTTATTTAAATCAGTTATGTTTTTGTATAAATCCTCTGAATCTAATTCTACTAATTCCCAAAACTTGGCATCTACATTCTTAATAATGTATTGAGCACCTATGGTGTTCTCCTCATTACGCTCAACAACTTCTTTGTATATACCAATAATATCACACATTGCCTCAAGCACATCTTCTCCTTTTGATTTAATGTAGTTGTGTCCAATGTAGAATTTAGTATCTGACCCATACCAATTGCTATCATTAACCATCTCATCGGTTATCCATTCAGAGATAGGCTTAGTGAAGACGATGTCGCAATCGTGGTAGAATACAGTTTGATCCTTAAGTTCAGGATATGCCTCCCAATGTTGTTTTAATATATTGGGTCTAATAGAAGATATATAATGCTTGGTCTTTCTTGTGTCCTTGTAGAAAAAGAAATTAGCTGGATACTTTTTGACAACCTCAATCCATTCGTCTATAGTATTGTCAAGCTCGTTGAAACAAACAATATCTATTTGTTTTGGGTTGACCCCCATTTGTATAAAGTTATTCAACATAACATCAACCTGCCACGCATAATACAACGTGGCAGGCTGTGCACATATAAATCTTAAATTCATTCTATTTTATTTTATTTATGAACAAGTTCCACCCTCGGTATAACTACCATCATTATCAATTGCAAAAGCACCCGTTTGAGCACATACAGAACCACTTGAATTATCTGGTACAGAATCGTTATAAGAACTTCCATCGCATCTTGTCGCTACAATATTACAATTTACTCCAAATCCATTATTACAAGACCAATTATAAGTTTTGCAAGCAGGTGCACATCCATTTGGTATAGTGATTCTGTATGGTGGACAAGTTCCTGTTGAGCAAGGATTTGCTTGGTATAGATTAACTACTATGTTAGGTTCTATACAATATGGAGCACCTGTATCTAGACAAAGTGGATCAGTGTTAGGATAAGATTGAGAAGGATTCGATGTATATGTTGTACCACCAGCTTGCCATTGATTACTAGCAGTAAAACAAAGATTAGAATTTTCATATACAGGTGTTGCACTTATAACGCCACCAGAACAACTATAAATATTGCCAACTAGGTCTGAGTAATTAGCATTATAGTTACAAGAAGTTCCACTAGGATTACTTACCCAACGAATAGTACCAGATGCACACGGATTAGTTTGTTGTTGTTCTTTCTGATTTGCGCATTCAAAACATCTAACAGCTCCTGTATCTACCCAATTAGGAGTTGTGTTACAAGAAGTTCCACCAGGATTACTTACCCAACGAGTAGTGTTGTATCCAGTTGCACATGGATTTTGTTGTTGTTGTTGTTTCTCGTTTACACAAGTGCTTGAACATCTAACAGCTCCTGTATCTACCCAATTTTCAGTTGTATTACATGCCCCTTGCGTAGGTTGAGTCCCTACATTAATTTTATTTCCACTTACTTCAATAAAGTAATTATTATAAGTACTAGAACAATAATTTATATCTTGATATACAGGACCTGTTGTGCAAGGATAACCTGCTCCAGAATAACATGCATTATATCCCTTAGCATCGTATTGTGGTGTTGTAGTTACACCACATGTACCAACAAGGCATGTACCAACTAGTTGAGGCGTAGTAGTATATGAATTCGGAGGGCATACGTATCTTTGAACACTATAATAACTTTTACCTTGTGTGCCACTACAGAAGTTATACGTTTCTGTGCCTTTACACTCTTCACCGCATTCGCAAGTTGTATTGCCATCGGTTGCATCTACTACTCTTGTTGTGTTATATCCAGGAGCACAAGGATTTAATTGTCTTTGAGTTTGCTTTTTAATACAACTGCTGCAAAAAACTGCTCCTTCATTAACCCAGTTTTGAGATGTATTTGCTCCACAAGCTTCAACACATGATGTAGATGTTGAGCTAACAACACTATTAGGGAAGCATGTATATCTAACAACTGTTATTTGTGTCCCTGGGTTATTAGGGTCGCAAGTAGAAGTAGAATATGTTCCAGCGCAAGTCTCTCCACAATCGCAACTATTTGTTTGTAATGCTACCTCACGTGTACTACCTGGGTTAGGAGCACAAGGGTTGGATTGCGTCTCTTCATTAAATAAATTACAAAATCCTGGTTTGCAATAAGTAGCTGTAACTTCCCAATCTTGAGCCACACTTGTACATGTGCCACCACAAGTCAATTGAGTTACAGTACCTGTAGCTTGACCATTACAAGCATAATAGAATGTTCTTGTTACATTCTGTCCATAATCTCCAGTACAAACATCTGTGAAAGTTGTTGCAGTACATTTAGTGGAACAAGGGAATACTTCTACTTGTCTAGTATTTCCACAAGCATTTGCTTGAGGCTGAAATGTTTTATTATTGCTGCAATAGGTAGTTCCTGCGTTAGACCAGAAATTATAGTTATACAATTTAAAAGTATAACTAACTCCATTAACAAGTGTTACATTGGTGCTAGATACGTATGCTGTGTCATTTAATACAACACCACAAACATTATTAACTCCATCGTAAACTAATTTTATAACAGATCCAACAGGGTAAGATCTTTCACCCTCATCAAAGTCAGGATATGGCACATCATTTACAAATAATGTATATGCACTTGGTGGCACATCATTAAATGGTGTTAATCTAACAGTTGATGTAAGGCAGTTATCTGCAACAGAAGAAGTAATTTGAGTACCTCTATCAGTTATTGGTGCTGCACTTTCAATCTTAACACGAGTTGTACTACCATTTAATCTATAGTATCCAGTAGTAAGTGACATGTTATATGTCCAATATCTTGTAGCTGTACCTGTGTTAGCACATGTATTAGTTGCAAGATTATACACTAAGAACTGCTGATGAGGTGCCTCTGTTGATGTACAACTAATTGTTACGCCATTTGACACATCTTCATACCCATCACCTCTACTGTCTTGTATAGCAACGAAGTATGGTCCGTTAGCTAAATTCTGCCAAGTATATGATAAGGCACCGCTTAATGTAATTCTTGCACTAGGGTTTCTAACATTGGAAATAGCATTTGATTCTGATGAACCATATGCAGCATAAACATATATTCCAGTACCACCACTAAAGCTTCCAGCAGTTAATCGGCCTGTTCCAGATATACCACTAGGAGCACATCCTGCTGTAGCTGTAACTGACAAAGGAGCAAGAGTTGGAGGTGCTGTTGTCGGTTGAGGACAGTTAAACACTACTTGCCCTACGTATATTTGGTAGTTAGGGTTTACTGTATTGCCTACGTCATACGCATAAACATCGTATGTGTTTAATCCATTTAACCCACCGAATACATTTAAGCTTTGCTTTGGAATAACAGCACCTGTTGTTACATTCTGCAAGCTATATTGATAAGTACCACTACCTCCAGATGCAGAAACAGTAATTGTTCCTGTGCCATTTTGTGCACACGACGAGAATTTAGTAGCAGTGAAATCAGCAGCACATGCAATTGTAACAGGATTTGATCCGTAAGTATAAATAACATTATCACCTATACTTTTAGCTTTAATATTATATGTACCGTTAGCTAAATTAGTAAAAGAAAATGTAGCATTTGTTGTTGAACTAGTAAACGTAGTTCCATTATCAATGCTATATTGATATACTCCAGTACCACCAGATACATTGATTGTAATCTTACCACTACCAACATAATACAAATCACATACAGAAGTAACAGATGTAAATGTAATTGGAGGTGGAGGTACAGCAGCACATGTTATATTTTTAATACCAGTCCCTTGTTTGCCGTTTGCATCCTTAGCCCACAAATAATAATTTATACCTCCAGTTGGAGCTGACTTATTAGTAAATAGATTTGAATTCTGATAAACAGGAACATCCGAAATACTGGTTGTCATAGCGTACTCATATGGAGAACCTACGCCACCTGTTGCGGCTAATGTAACATTTGCTGTATTATCATTACTACAAGTAAATGTTGCTGTAACAACAATAGGTGGATTTAATGTCGTTGGTGTTGGTTGAACACAAGCGAAATCAACCTGTCCAGTGTATACAGGACTATTTGCTAATTCTGGAATAGGATTACCTGAATCATAAGCATATGTATCAAATGAATGGGTTCCATCTAAATTTGTAAACGCTAAAAAACTTTGCTTAGGAAATACTTGTCCTGTTGTTCTATCTGTAATGCTGTATTGGTACGTACCACTACCTCCAGATGCACTAAATAAAATTGCACCATATCCATTCTGGTCACAATTACTTGTTTGAGATGCGACAAATTTAGGAGCACAGTTTAAGTTTACTGGATTTGAAGGATAAGCAAAAACCCTATTGTCTGTAACACTTTTTACTTTAATCTTATATCCTCCAACCTTGTTTGGTTGGTTATTAAAAGTTGCACTAAGATTTGATGTTGATGCGGTATATGTTACACCATCGTCAATACTGTATTGATACAACCCACTTCCTCCTGTTATATTAATAACAATCTGCCCGCTTCCATCATAATATAACACACAAGCTGTCGTTACGCTAGTAAACACAACAGGTGGAAATAAAGTTGTAGTAGGTGGAGCAGTAGTAGGTGGAGCAGTCGTTGGGGTAGGCGGTGCTATTGAAAAATCTTTATAGTTATGACAGTCGCCATTTGCATTTTGCAATATAATTTTAGTCGCAGAACTAGGTACTGTAACTCTTACACCACTACCCTCTACTAATAAAGTAACCGGAATGTTTTCTGTTTCTGTCGTAGTCCCGTAGAAAAATGCAAAATTTGCTGCACTAACTGCATCATAGTATATAGCATACGGTCCAAGTGACTGAGTGTTGGTTATTTTTACGTAAAGCGACTTGCTCATTTGTTTTTATTTTATGCTGTAACAGTGCCTGTAAATGCACAAGTTTCATTTTGTTTAATTATTACTTGCTTTGATGGACCACATCCATTTGTTACTGTTAATGTAGTCTGTCTAGCTGATGATAAGTTTTCCAAAACAGTAATGTTAATAGTCTGACTTCCATTTCCAGAAGAGTCACTAACTGTTATCCAATTGACACTCGGTGTTGCAATTGTCCAAGATGTATTTGAATCAATATTAAATCCAAATCCGTTAGTAACACCGTTACCAGAAACTACAACAGTAGTATTAGATAAACTAAAGTTACAAACTTTAACAGAAATATTATTGTTTGAAACAATATATTGTTCAAAATACGGATCAAACATTCCAAGTTTTTGAGTGTTCGTGTTAAGGTTAGCCTTAAACCAGTTCTTCATTCCTCGAGAAGAAATCTCAAACAATCCATCACCCTGTAATGCCAATACAGCACCACGTCTTGCATCTGTAAAGAATAAGTTATTACCCCATCTAGCAAAGCTTTCTGGATTATTACTAATACCATATTCCCCCACATAAGATATCTGAGTACCTAGTACTTCAGGAATTGATGCAACAACACCACCACCGGTAGAGTCACTCAATAAGTTTTTGCCATATAATACCTTCGAAACTTTGTTCTCCTGGAATACGACTAAGTCTGTATCTCTTGAGTATAACTTTTGAATAGAACCAAAGAATCTATCCAAGTACTTAAAGTTTCCAAGAGACAAGTTAAATTCATTGAGTCTGTTTACAGCTGTAGTCTGTTGGTATACACCACTATAAGTTAACGCTTGCACCAATGTCTGCTGATCGTACCCTTCGATGGTTGAGTTAGCACGTGGGCTAAATTCCATCTTAGGAGAGTTGAAGTCATCTCTAATTTGAATACTCTCTACTCCGTTACCAAAGCAAAAAGCATTAAAGTCAGAATTGATATCAAACGTATTTAAGTCAATTATGGCTGGCGTATTACTTGCAGTAATTTGATTTTGAACATTTCCAACATGATTACCATTGACAATAGGATACGTTTTTGAAAGCTCATAGTATATATCTTGGTTTGATTCGCTAGGTACCGTTTCTAATATGGTCAACGCAGACTGCTGAATAACAGTCATTCTTGCATACAATGATGCACCTCCTCCACCTTGGAAATACATCGCAACAGTATTGTTCAATGTAGTTGCAGAAATAGAACCACCCTGGTTAGTTGTAGCATTTGTGTTACTTGTAGGTAACGCATTAACTCTTCTAAACTGAACGTCTTTCTCTCCATCAATCAAAAGAGATGATTTTAATTTAGAGTAAACACCGTCTTCAATAAACCACTCCTCAATATTAGTGTACTTGCCTGTTGCTACAAATGATTGGTTTACTGTATTCTCATAGTCCTCCGGATTGTATTTAGTGCTAAATGTAACAAGAGCTCCTGCCTCAATAGGTCTATCTCTAGGAGAGTTAGTGTCTAACTGCCAAGGTTGCATTGTTACAATAGGGTAAGATGCCCCTCCTGCTCTATCTCCTCCAAATATACTAAAGCCTCCTGTTAATGGAGCACGGCCCATAATAGTCCAGAAATCACTAGCTGTATGACCTGTTGCTGTAGCAAATCTAATGGTGCAAGATATTGTATATACAATATTGTTATTTGTATAAGTATAAGATAATAATTGGTTTACACCTGCTGTAATAGATAAGGTTCCAACGTATTTTTTCCCCTCTCCATTAACCCAAATATACCAAGCGAATTTATCAACCAATCCAACCTCTGCTATTTCAATATAAAATCTTGCATCGTACTTAGTACTAGTAAATATATTACCATTACTCGTAATCATATCATTTAATCCTTTGCCATAGAATATAGCTTTCTCAGCTACAACAAAAGGATTATTAATTGGGAGACCAGGGTTTACTCCAGCCGCACTCCAATTACTATAAGAGTATAATGCAGGGAGTGCTGTGTCATTAATCTTAGTTTTAAAGTACACACCAGCAGGCTGAGTGGTATCATTACCTAAGAAGTCTAAACTCTTTACAGCTAAATCTAACACCTTGTATCTTGTATCAGGTGCTGGGTTAGTTGGTGTTTTAGAAAAGAAGTATGACCCAACACTAATCTTGTCTTGGTCAGATTGGTTAATTAAAAACCACTTAAACTGACCATCAATAAAATAAGTAATAGGATAGATATTATAATAGTCTTGCTTATTCTGCTTAAGCGTCAATCGATAGCTAGTCGCAAAACAAGGAGGATTATAAGAACCTGAGATTGTAACACGAATGTTATTTGCTTTCGTTGAGTTCGAGCCCGGAATAGTAATTGTATTTGTATTAGCTGTAGGCGTAATTACTGTAGTTGATCTACCATAGTCATCTAAGTATATAAGACCAATCTCATAATCTCTATTACTTTTAAATGTAGGCTTAGGTACACCTAATTCGATATTACTAGTTGTTAATGATAAAGAAAATGCCGGATCTAATCCTGTACCCAAACAAGTATTTAAACTAAAGAACTGAGTATAGTTTCCATAAACTAATCTACTGCCAATTAATTCTTGAGATTTTGCTCTTAATGGTACGTTATCAAATAATCTATTTATCTGGTCTTGAGGCAATACCGTATATACCTTATCATTCTTAAATGTATAAGTATAGATTTGGTTGTCTGCATAAAAATTATCAGCCTTAACAATATTATCTATAACATATGCGTTTAAGTTATATGTATCACGATAAATTAACTGAATCTCTTTTACGTTTCTATCTCCTGAATTAAAGCTAACATTTGCTGTATTGTAAGTGTTAACCATTGATATGTTCTCAGATACACCATAGTCATAAGCAAAAGTCTTAGGTGAAAAAGCTACCGGAGAAAATGGAGACAAGGCACTGTACTCGTTGTCAACATACTTATATCTATAAGCAAAGTAGATAAATCTATTATCAAGACTTGTTGCATCTCCTTCCTTTGTTAAACCAATTATTGGTCCACTGATAGGTGGCTTTACAATTACATTGATATCTGATTCAGTAAACCCATTTGTAGGGTAAGACTTGCAACGAGAAATATTTATTCTACGTGGAGGGTTGTAATTGTCTGTCCAGAATAATAAACCATTAATATAGTTTATCCCTGTTATAGGGTAGTCTTTATTAAAGTTTAAAATAGACTTTGTTGTTAAACCCTTACTTGCTCTAAGTACTACAGTAGTAGTAGCAAGCAATTCATTATACTCATAAATCACATCAGCTAAATCAGATGTAACTAACCAGTATATTAAGTTCTCTGCATCATAAGACAAGGCTCCAATGCATCTAGCATTAACTAAACCTAAATCACTATTAAGCATAGTGTTACCTAATAGGTTTTGAGCTGCACCATCGTTAGAAGATTCAGAGTCGCCTACGATAATATTCATCGCATCCCGATAGGTACCATCAGGCAAAAAGTGAGGGTCAAGATCTTTATTCATGACCCCTGAAAGGAAATTTCTTTGAAGCTCCATCGTTTACTTAATCCACTTAGATTGACCCCTCATGTTCATCAACAAGCGGCCCGGGTGTAAATTACTTAATCTAATTTTTGCGTTTCTCCAGTTAGAAACTTTCTCTTTACGAGCTCTATTAATAACGTATTCTGGTTGGTTTGACTTGGTGTTAAGAATAGCCCACTTAATGTAGGAGTAGATATATTCTTCAGCCAACTTGTTAATAACAATTTGATTGTCATCACCTGGATACAATCCGTCTGAGATGTATTCTAATACAACAGAGCGATCACGCATTCCTGAGCTAAAGTTAATAACACCAGAAACCTTGTCAATCCTAAATGTAGGGTTAGTATTTGCTGTCTCAGTATTTAAGCCAAAGCGAGCACCGTAGTTATAATTAAAATACCACAAGCCATCTACATACCATCCCCATTGATTATTGAATGGGCATAATATGTAGTTGACATTGTCAATTCTTGATATATCTAATTTAGATTCTCCAATCAAAGCATTGCCTTGGTCGTCAAATAAAATATTATACGCTTGGTCTTGCAAGAATTCAGTAGCTGAGTTAGCTTGAACATTCTCGCTCATTGGGTATAATACACCACCCCAGAACATAGAGATACGAACATAGTTCACATAGTCAGGAGGTAAGATAAACTTAAGGTCATCTCCAACTTCTAATTGTAGGGCATTAACTTGGCGATTGCCATCATAGTTCAATTCTTGAACAGCACGCTTGGCATGGAACAATACTTTGTATCTGTTAACATTTGTCAACAAATCACCATCGTCCATGTACATTAGAATGAAGTTATTAACTACATCACCTAATGTAACGTTCTGATATGTACCCCAGTTTGAATCAGTAGGGTTGACCCCGTCGTTGGTATAATATTTTTCTTGATTCATTATTGTTGAGTTTGATCCATGTAAAGTTCTTCATTTCTCGCAGCTGCAGAGACTTCACTCTCACGAATGCTTACTCCTGCGTATCCACAAATCTTAGCAACTAATCTAGGAAAATCAGATTCAGTTAACTCAAAGTCTTGATAGTCATTAGCTGACTGATTAAATAACGGGCTTCCGTTTACAGTTGTATATGTCCACTTGGGATCATATGGAAAACGCACATAATATGTACTAACCCCACTAGTAATAGTATTTGGATAAATAGTAATATCGTTTCCTTGCAAAACATACGTAGGGTATGTTTGTGTAGGTGCTGTAAGATTTGAGTTTAAAAGGTAGTGTAGCTTTTCTTGATTAACGTGAGTTACCTCTTTACCATTATAATATAATACGTTTAATAAAAACCAACCACTTGGCATATTGAACCTACCTGTAGATGATGTAAAGTTTAAATCTACATTCTTTGAGAAATAGTCAATAGTCTGGTCCATCTGCTTTGTTACGTCAGAGTAACCAGATGTCTCAAAACCCTTGCTATCTTTTACTTTAGAGTTTCTAAAGTCCACAAAGTATTGATTGAAGATTTCTAACTGAGCTTGTTTTGCAAAGCTGTTGAATTCTTCTGGTGTTATGTATCCGTTGTTCTGTTTATTTATAATACTCAGAACCGTGTTTCTCACAGAATTTATCACTATACGTATTTGTTTATGATACCTTTATTCTACAAAAATAAGCATAAATTTTGGCATATGTAATATACAAAAAAAGGGAGACTTTCGTCCCCCTATTTCTTATTGGTATTTCTTAGATAGATATTCATAAGTATCTAAGCCATCATTGCTCTGGAGCCATGCAGCTAGTAACCTTGTTGGGTCTTCTCCGAATGGAACACCCATTAACTTCTTCTTGTTGTCTTGCAAGTTAAAGAAGATATCACGGTTCTTGTTCTTTAATAAAAACGTACCATCTTGTAAAGATTTAACTGCGATGTTCTGCAATTTAAGTTCTGGATCGTTTAATAGTTGCAAGAAGTCGTATGGATTGTTTCTAGCGAATAACATCAAGTCTCTTCTCAATTCTTCGCTCGATAATCTATCTACATTAGTACCCATCGTTACTCTAGAAATAGCTTCTGCTGTAGCAATATCTAATTCACGTGCTGCAATCTGAGCATCTAATTGGATATTAATACTATCAATCTGAACTGAAGCATCACGCTTGGTATCAACCTCTTCGAATATCGAACCATTATCTGGGTGATAAGCTAAGAACATTTGTAATACTTGATTCTCTTTTGGTACAGATAATAAACCATCTTCAAAGATGATTGGCTCTAAAATGAAGTTACCATCTTGTTCATCCTCGAAAGGAGACTTTTGGTTAACAGCATATCTAAGTGGACGATTCATGTTGGTCTTTGTATCGAAGTACAATAAAGAGCGACGTGTAGTATTACGTGACGCTAACATAAATGAAATAGGGAAAGTTCTTCTTTTAAGGACGTATAGTTTGTCCGAAATTTCTTTGGAATTTAACATTATATTTGATTTTAAATTTTAAACAAAAATTAAATAAGGGGAGACCGAAGCCTCCCCCTAAGTTTACTAGTTCTCGAAGATGAAGAAGTTGTTCGCACCAAGAGTACATAAAGCACGCTCAGATAAGAAGTTAACCTCCATTGCATCAAGGTCGCTAGTTTGAGCACCACCAGCAGAACCAGTGATCCAAGTTTTGTAACGACGATCTTCTGTTTCAGAAGCACGGTAACGAACGTGTAAGAACGGACGCTTCGCATTCTTTCCTAAGATTTGATCGTATACTGAAGTAGAACCAGCAGGTACTAAGATACCATTGATACCACCACCAACGATTCCACCACGAGTAGTAGCATCATTTAAGTATTTCCAATCAGTCTTGTAGAAGTCATAACCACGACGGAATCCAGTGAATCCTAATTCTAACGCCATGTCCTCTTTGTTGTCGAACAAACCGTATGAAGTACCACCTGAACCGTAAGAGTTCTGAGAAGCTAACATATCGTTGATATCGAAAGAGAATTTACGGTTAACGAATAACACGTTCTCTTGGATAGCTCCTTGCTTGTCAAGACGTTGGATGATAGCATCAAAGTCAGACAAAGTAGTAGGGTTACCACCAGCCCAAACGTTACCACGAGTCTCAACTGCATCAAATAAACCTTGAGTACCAGCGTCACCAGGTTGTACTTGAGAAGAAGCAACTGTTAAGTAAGTTAAAGCACCTGATCCAGCTTCTGCAGGAACACCTTCAACCATTGACATCTCTAAGTAGTCTTCGAAACGTAAACGAGTCTCGTGCTCAGATTTGATGTACCATAAGTAACCAGCAGCACCATTCTCAGAAGTTACTTCAACCCAACCGATTTGAGCCATGTCAGAACCTGATACAGTGTACTTGTCTTTGATGATGATTGGCTTGTTCTCGAAGAATAAATCTTGAGACTCTAAAGAACCGATCATTCCAGTTGAACCTTTAGTGAATTCAGAACCGTAAACAAACGCAGTTGAAGCAGTAGAAGCAGCAATTGTTTGTCCTGGGCCATTGTAGTAAGCAACTGTGAAAGTGTTAGCAGAGCTATTTACTGCAGTGATAACAGCTTTGTCAGAAGCAGAACCAGCGTTAGCTGATAAGAAGACAGTTTGGTTAACACGGAAGTTAACTACTACGTTAGCATCGTTAACTGTCCAAGTTGCAGTGTCAGCACCAGCAACAGCAGTTGTTGTAACGTTTACATATTTAGTGTGTAAACGACCTTGCTCTGCCCACTTAATTAAGTCAGAGTTAGAAGGTAATTCAGCACCTACCATACGTAAGAAAGATGCAATAGAGCGATTACCATAACGCTCGAATTCTGCCTCGTAAGTATCAGGAAGATACTGGTTTAAGAAGTCGAAGTTAGTAATGTAGTTTGTAGGCAATGTTGCCTTTACCGCTGAGGGTTGTAATTGAAACCCTGGGGTCGATTGAACTGATCCAGCCATTTTTTTGTTTTTTGTTTTGGTTTATAGTTTTCTAATCTTTAGTCTGCTACCATGGTCACTATCCAACGCTTTAACACTAAAACCACCTTTTTCAACATGCTGGGGAGATGTTCTTACATTTCCCATATCGATGTTCTTGCTCAATTTGGCAGACTCATCAATCGCATCAGCTTTGCCCATATCATAAAAGAATCTGGCCATTGCATCGGGGTTCATTGCCGCAGCAATTGTTTTGTGATACTGTTTAGCATCCTTCAGGTATCCGCTTTCGTCAACAAAATTGTTTAAGAATTTAGATACATCTGATTGAGCCGCCATAAGCTGCTCGGGTGCACCAGGCTTGTAAGATATTTCCTTGTCACCAATCTTGAAATCAAAACCTTTGAATTCACTGGAAAACAATTCTTTCGTCTTATTCACGAAGTACTGTGATTTTTTAGCGTTCTCCTCCTGCATAGCAGATGATTGGCTAATATATTGCTTGTATTGCTCTATCGCTTCTTTATCTTCAGCAGGAATTTGATACTCCATCCTCGACTCAAGGGGAGCTTTGTATTTTTCCTTCTGTTCGTTAAAGTACTTAGTAGCTTTTCCAAGTTCTTTTTTAAAGGCTAACTTCTTGCGCTTGATGTCTTTGTCCTCATCGATATCTTCATCGATTGCAAACTTAGACTCATATTCAAATGCGATATCCTCGTCATCTAAATCTGGGTTAGTCTCACGCATGTAGTCAGCAATAAGTCTCTCCGGACTAACACTAGAATAATCTTTGTTAATACGGTAGAAATCTTCTAAACCACGACCTGTCTCTTTCTTGAATTTTAAGAAAGCATTTACATCCTCAGGAAGTAACTCTTGTTGTGGTTCTCTTTCTGCAAATAGTTCATCCAAAGAATTAACTTCTTTATTGAACTTTGTTTTTAAATATGAAAGAACGTCGTTGTCACCAAATTCTGGTTGACTATTTTCTGTCTCTGTTGGAGCCTCCAACTGTGACATGTCAATTGTGGGTGCCTCTGTTTCCTCAGCTGTCCCATTCATTTTCTCTTCGTGCTGATCAAGCAATTGTTGCTCGATTTCTTGCACAGACTTTTCCTCAAAGTCTACAAGTTTTACTTGAATATTATCCATTTAATTTAATTTAGTTGCACAAAAGTAATAATAAAATTTATCTTGGATTAAACTGCTCTAAAGAGAAACCATCCAAAGAATCTTCTTCGCTCTCGAAGTCCATTGCTGGTAGGTCTTTTTGACGCTGTTCAATCAACTTAGATTGTTGAGTAGCTTGGATTTTTGTGCGGTCATCCTTAGCTTTCTCTTTGTCCATATCTAATTGCTTGATTCTCTCAATCTCCATGCCTTTAAGTTGCATATTGTAGTTAAACTCTACCTCCATCAACTGTTGCTTAATAGCAGCCTCAGCTTGCATCTTCTGAATATCAAAGTTCATTTGAGCCTCAGCTAGTTGCGCTTTAGCCGCAGCCTCCGCTTGAACTTTTTGTAGTCCTGCTTGAGCAGCAGCTTGAGATGATTGGATGTTACCTTGAGTTTGCATCTGAATCTTAGCTTGCTCATTCTCCATGTCTTTCTTCTCCTTGTTCTTGCGCTTTAGCTTCAACAATTCGTTAGCAAGTTTCATGTTCTTCATTTGGCGAATGTCAATTGCGTCCTCTAAAGTAATTTGGTCACGCTGCATAGCCATCTGAATGTTAGCTTCTAATTGGGCTTGCTCTTCTTGGTCTGGAGATACCTCAATGAAAATACCAAAGTCATACAATGGTAAGTCTTTGATATCTTCTAAAATACCAACAGCATACTTACCAATCTGCATAGTAAACTCTTCTTTAAAGTCAGAGTATTCTAAGATGTCAGATATGCGGTAAGATAACGCCTCAGCTAAAGTTCTAGTAATGAACTTACTTCCCTCAATGATGTGGCGAGTAGCAGTGTTTGAATTTAACGCTGCAAGCTTCTGTACGCCCACCAAAGCATCTGGGTTAGGTGTTGATGCATCTCGAGCCTCGTTAAGCCCTGTAACGTCACGTATCATGCCCATGTACTGGTTGTATAAACCAATCAATGAAGCAATCTTAGCTTGGCCACTATTTGTGTTTAATTCTTGGATAGGAATACGACCATGGTTTAAATCACCATCGACTGTCATGCTACGTCCAATTACACTACCCGTTTGGAAATACAAACGTAAAGCGTCTTCTGGATTGTATGCTGCACCTGTTCCCAAGTCAACCTCATTGATACCATCAGCATCGATGAACACACCATCTGGCACAACACGTTGTTGAACTTGTTGAATCTTTAAGTGTGTCATTTGAATCAAGTCAGCAAAAGGAATCATGCGACGAGTCAATGACTCAATCACACCCTTGTACATTCTTGGTGCCACACAGATATAATTAGGCATTGCCCTTTGAGTAGCAGCCTTAGGACGAACCATGTTACGAGATAACTCCCACTTAAGCAAGTAAGATGATCCTGGAATCATAATACCCTCGTACCATACATCAATACGCTTCTCTATTCTCTCAAACAATTCTTCAGTTCCAGCAGGAGGATTAAAATTCTCGTCCTTAGGAATAATACGAACACCATTGTTTTCAAGATACTTCTTCTTATAGACAAATGTTTTATCAGTTTTGTAGTTAAAATAAAGTAAAGTAACTACGTCTCTGTTAAAAATATCACTGCGATATGGACGCATAATGCCGTAGTAATTATACCAAGCAGTACCAAGCTGCTGAATCTCAGCCAACTCTTCTTTAGTAATGTCTGGTTTAATCTTAATCAACTCAGTGATAGGCACTTGCTTAACCTCTCCAAAATAGAAGCAATCCTCAAATGTTGGAGACTCAGTGTAACTATAAACAATGTTAGCGGGGTCAACATACTCAATCTTAACTCCAGAACCCGGTTGGAACGTGTGCTTTACTACACCCAAACCGATTGTGGTGATATCATAGTCGACCCTTTTACGAACGTCAGGGTAGTGGTTTAAATCCAACAAAGTATTAATAGCCTCTTCTTCTGCAATCTCAATTGCCGGCTTATACTTTAATTGCATGTATAATGATAACTCTTGGTCATTCTCAGGAAGGTCCTCCATTGGAACGTTAGATGCATCTACACCCAACTGCTCTTTACCAATCTTAAGAATATCTTTGGCAGCCATATCACGCTCCACCATTTGTTGGAAGTGAGAACGCTCACTCATTGACATAGCGTCTTGAGCATAAGCCTTAACCTCAAATAAACGGTCATTCATACCGTTTACTACAATGTCAACAAATTTAGGGATGATAGGTACTGGAGTCCAATCTAAGTTAATGTGGGACATATCTCCGTCCACCTCAAATTGGTTTTTATATTTAGCGATAGGTTGTTCTCCTCTAGCATATAGTCTAGTGCGGTGGAAATCAATCCATTGAGAATAGTATCTACAACTATTTCCAGTTTTAGCAAACCATTCATACGAAATGCTTTGCCCTATTTTTAGTCCGTAATCCCAGGAAGCTTTCTCTTGGTCAGTTGCTAACTGAGAAGGGAATGCAGTTGGGTTGATTAATACTACAGGGGGGTTGCTCATATTCTTTTAATTCTGCTCGAAGAACCAGTGTTATCGTAAGTTGCAAATTTAATGCTTATTTTTGACTCTTTTTTCTCAGGCAAATATACGTGCTTTTGATTTGCCATAATAGCTAAACCCGAACTAATTGATGCATCAAACTTTGTTCTGTCGTTTACATCAAATTTAGCCCAGTCTTGAAGCGTTCTATTGAACTGCATTTCGCCTATTTCATCTGGACTTCTGTAGATTCCTTCTGCATCAAATCCAACAAATTTCTCGATGTAAGTCTCAATAGCTGTGGCGTGTGCTTGCTTCATGTCTTCACTTGAGTTAGGTACACCACCAATCTCACGTTCAGTAAATGACAGCTTGTTAGCATGCTTGTCAGGTCTATTCATAGAGAAGCCTCTATAGCCACGGTTCTTAAAGTGGTATAGTAATCGGGCTTTATTATTCTCTGCAAGTATTGGCATTCCATAGAACACGCACGCCATCAACACTTCTTCAAAGAATATTTCTGCTGTCTGTGGACGAGCAATGTATTCTAAAAAGAATTGGTTGGATGGAGCGTTCGCCATATTATACTTAGTTAGTCCATGC